GGATGAAAATCTAACGTTAAAAGCAGGAAATAGTGTTAAAATTGAAGCAGGCAATAAAATAGATCTTAAATCAAATATTGCAAACTGTGATGCTCTTTCGGGTAATTTGGCACCAGAGAATGCAACCTTTATGAATGGTGTGTTTAGAGGAACTTATGTAGCAGATAAAGCGTTAGGAACTCTTGGTGGTTTCTTATAAGGAGTTAAAAAATGGCATTTACAGATTCAGAAAACTTATCAGATTTAAAAGTTTTTAATGATGAAGTTTGGTTTAATGAAGATGTCAGATTCTACAAAAACGTTGTAGTTTCTGGAACTTTATTTTACAATAACGCTCAACTTTCTCCATCTTCTGGTGGTGGAGGAGGAGGTGGTGGTGGAGGTGGATCTTTACCATCAGGATCTAATGGTGGATTTAGTGCAGTAACTTGGATTTTATCCACCTAATAAATAAAAAAATATCATTGTTTTTAACTAATGACATCTCCTAATATTGTATCTACAACCAGCATATATGGTGTGACAACTGCTGGTGAATTAACAACATCAACTGTTTCTTTGCTTTCTAATGCGACTTCTAGTGGAAAGTTATATAGAGTAAATACAATTATTGTAACAAACGTTGATGGAACAAATAGTGCTAACGTAACAATCTCATACAATACCGCAGAGGAAGGTGGTGGAGATAATTACGAAATTGCATCAACAATTGCGGTTTTACCGGACTCTACATTAGTTGTTTTAGGAAAAGATTCTTCAATTTATTTACAAGAAGATAGATCAATTACAGGTCTTGCATCAGCAAATTCTGATTTAAAATATATCATTTCATATGAAGAAATATCGTAATAAAAAATATGGTTAAATTTATAGGAAATCGGATTGGAAGTTCAGTAACTAATGCACTATCTCAATCGGGAATTTTTAATTTATTCTCTCAGGAATATTTAAATAGAAGTTCAAATTGGGATACTCAATCTAGATATCATTATTTTACTTCTCCTGGATCAATTGATGTTTCATCATACTATCCAAAGATATCAAGAATAGATTTTTTTGGAGTTACTGGTGGTGGCGGTGGAGGTTCTGGAGCTCCTGGAATTCCTAGGTCAGCAGATGGGGGCGCGGGTGGAACTGGTGGATCTAGTGGAACAATTACAGTTTACTTAAACGCTCCAAAAGCACCATATTCTCCAGGAACTATACCAGTAAGTGTTGGATCTAATTTTCCAACACCTGTCTCAGGTCCAAATCCTGGACCAGGAGGATCTGTGTTATCAGTTCCACAATCAATAAAAACTGTATTTTCTAGTTATGGTATAAACACATTTCCAACAGCAGCAACTGGTTACGGTGAAGGTGGTTTTGCAGGAGATGGTGGATTTGGTGGTGCAGGAGGAGTTGCCTTTAATAAATCAACTTCTGAACCAACACCTTTAGTACCAGAAATACCGTTCGTTCAGGGTACAAAAGGTTCAAATGGAAACTACGTAGTCAGTGCTGGTGGAAATGCTATTCGTACTGGCGGTGAAGGAGGAGATGGTGGTTTTGGATATGGTGGAGGCGGCGGTGGAGGCGGCGGCGGTGCTGAATATGATGGAAATACTTCATCAGGAGGTCCTGGACAACCTGGATCGCCAGGACTAATCGTTGTAAAAATTACATATCAATATTAATATATTAAAAATAAATAATTAAAAATTTTCTTACTATGAGAATTACCGTAAGAGTTGAAGATAATTATATCTCAATAGATGGTCAATATCTTTCAAATATAAAAACGGATTTATCCTGGATTCCTCCTGGAATTATATCTTTGGAATGGTATAATGACTATGGAGAAATAGAGTATGAGGATAGGAAAGAAAACACAACAGAATTTGAAATTTTTCAACAATGTGTGGATGTTTTTTACACAGAATTGCAAAGAATTGAATATGAAAGAGTAACAATAAAACCAGTAGAAGTTGATTATTGGAGAGAACTTAGAAATAGAAGAAATTACATTTTACAAATGACAGACTGGACACAGTGTAGAGATATTTTCCTTGAAAATGATGAGGAGTGGAAAGTTTATCGACAAGAATTAAGAGATCTACCAAAAAATATTGAAGATCCACAACCTTTAATGCTTGATAAAAACCATCCAGACTGGCCCACGCCACCCTCTTGACACCAGACCCAAGACCCCCTATAATATGGGGGTAATCAACGGAACACCAAATGAGCACCGCACAAGAAACCGTACAGGGTATTGTGATTGATGTCTGCACCCGCACTTTCCTCCTTCTCAGTGATCAGGGCAGTGAGCGCCTGGTTGAGTGTGAGACTGTTCAAGAGTTTATGAACGTGTTGGAAGTTGTCACTGCTCAACTTGATCCTGAGCAGATTGAGTATGCTGATCTTGCAATTTATGGTGAGTGATGCTATAATATAAATATCCGAAAGAAATCAATGGAAATTTTCACGGTGCAAGAATTTCAAGAAAGATTTGATGAACTGATTGAAAGAGTGGAAAACGGAGAGCATATAGGAATCGTGGATGAAAATGGTAAAGCAGCAGTTATGATACCTGCGGATGATGACCTCATACGAATACACACTGAGTTAAATAACGAGGCATCATAAAAGCAAGGGAGCATAGCTTAATGGTCAGAGCGGCCTGCTTATAACGGGTTAGTCTGGGTTCAACTCCCAGTGTTCCCATTGCTCGTTTAGCAATCTGGTGAATGCACCGATCTCATAAATCGGCATAGGTGGGATCGTTCCCCACAACGAGCACTTGCCGTGGTTCATAACTTATGATAGAATCCAGTGGGGCATCTATCAAACGGTTTTGATTTAGTCTCACAAACACACGGCATCAAACAAGCGAGTATGGTGGAATCGGTAGACACACCAGACTTAAAATCTGTTGGGGGCAACCTCGTGGGAGTTCAAGTCTCCCTACTCGCATAAAAATAAATATAAGATATGGGAAAACCCTATGTCTTATCGTATCGATCACGCATACTGCTGGTACAATAATGGCAGTATGATTGTGAAGATGTATTTTATCAATCACATTCCTTTTACGTTTGACGAACTTCCAGATGGTCACTTATATGATCAAGATCTTTGTAGAGCAGCAGATAAAAATCGTACATTTGAACCCGAAGATTTATACAGAAACTCATTCTATTTGATAGACGAAGAGGTCCATCCTTGCTTTTTTCCAGTTGAGTTAGAGAATCCAGAAGATATGCCTGATGATGTTATTGAATATGATGAGGAGGATTTAATGGGATAAATAAAGCATAGAAATATCTTGGCGAATATAATCCGATGCCTCTTAATAAGCTAGAGAATTTTATCAAGAATACAGAAGGTCGTATTCTTTATGTTAACCCCAATGATCTTGATGCTACTGATGGTATTGAGAATCAGGGTAACTCATTAACAAAACCATTTAAAACGATTCAGAGAGCATTAATTGAGTCTGCTAGATTCTCGTATCTAAGAGGAAATGATAATGATATTACAGAAAAAACAACAATTCTTTTATTTCCTGGCGAACACCTAGTTGATAATAGACCTGGTTATGCAATCAAAGATAATGGTGGAGTTGCAACGGCAGTTTCTCCAACAGGTGCAGAATCTTTTGCTGGTGCAGAATTAACTTTAACACTTAATTCTAACTTTGATCTTACACAATCGGACAATATTCTCTATAAGTTTAATAGTATTTACGGTGGAGCAGTTGTTCCAAGAGGAACTTCAATCGTTGGTCTTGATTTAAGAAAGACTAAAATTCGACCAAAATACGTTCCAAATCCCACGGATTCTAACGCACCGACTAGTGCCATTTTTAGAATTACTGGTGCTTGTTATTTTTGGCAGTTTTCTATTTTTGATGGAAATGAACTTGGTCTTGTCTATACTGACCCGTCTGATTTTTCTGCGAATAATCAGTCCAGACCAACATTTTCACACCATAAGCTGACTTGTTTCGAATATGCTGATGGTGTAAATTTACCAAGTGGTTATGCCATTACAGATCTTGATATGTATTATAGCAAGGTCGGTAATGCTTTTAATAGAGCATCTGGAAGGGAAATTGATCAAAAATATCCATCTGAACCAAATTCATTTGCTAAGCAAAGACCAGAATGGGAAATTGTTGGAGCATTTGCTGCTGATCCAATTACCATTTCTTCAATCATTTCTGGTGATGGTGCAACACCAGGAACAGTTGTCACAGTTACAACACAAACGCCACACGGATTGACTGGTGGAACTCCAATTAAGATCCGTGGAATTAACGTTAATGATTATAATATTTCAACAAAAGTTTCTTCTGTTATTAGTAGCACTACATTCACTTATTCACTATCAAACGTAAGAGCGAACTTACCAGCAGGTCCAGCAGCAGGATTGGCACCTGGTCCAACCGCAGCAGTTATTATTGAAACTGACACTGTATCTGGTGCTTCCCCATACGTATTCAACGTATCCTTACGCTCTGTATGGGGTATGAATGGAATGCACGCTGATGGTGCAAAAGCATCAGGTTTCCGTTCAATGGTCGTCGCACAGTTTACTGCTGTATCTCTACAAAAAGATGACCGTGCTTTTGTAAAATATAATCCATCAAATAGAACGTATGATAGCATTGGGATTACAAAAGTAACTGGTGAAGCTCTTTCATCAGAATCATCATCAATTAATCAGGCATTTGTTTATCACCTTGATCCCGACGCAATTTATAGACAAGGTTGGGAGATTAGTCACATTAAGATGTCAAACGATGCGTTTATTCAAATCGTTTCCGTCTTTGCTATTGGATTTACTTATCATTTCGATACTCGTAGTGGTGGTGATGCTTCGATTACAAACTCTAACTCTAACTTTGGTCAAGTATCACTTCTTGCTGATGGATTTAAAGCAGAAGCATTTACAAAAGATAACAAGGGATATATTACATCAATTGTTTCTCCAAGAGCAATTGTTAAGGATGAATCCCAAATCGAATGGGTTCAATTTGATGTAAGCAAAACAAAATCAGTTGGAATTAGCAATCATCTATACTTATTAGGATACAACAAACTAGATATTGCACCTCCGATTATTTCTCAGGGTTATAGAATTGGTGCAAGAGTTAATGATGCTGTATATGTTTCAACATATAAAGCAAATATTTTAATGACCAATGGTCCGATCGTTTCTCCTGCTACAACGATTTCTGGATCAGATAGTTCTGCCAAAGTTTATAAAACAACACTATCAAATACTTCTAACGGGACAGTTTATACGATTCCCACAGGACATTCACTGAGAAACGGTGAATCCATTCGTATTTTCAGTGAAACTGGTGATCTACCCGAAGGCATTGAAGAGAATACGTTATATTATGCAGTAACTTCGGAAAAGAAAACCACATTAGGTGCCACTGAAATTCAAATTGCTTCTTCAAGAACAAATGCATCATCACAAACACCATTAACAATTACTGCTTATGGTGGGCAACAACTTAGAATTGAAAGTAGAGTTTCTGACAAAGAGTCTGGGGAACTAGGTCATCCTATTCAGTGGGATCCAAATCAAAATCAGTGGTTTGTTCATGTAAGTGCTAATAGTGAACTTTATACTTATATTAATGGTCTTACAATTCCGGAAACAGATATTTCTTATGTTTTAAGAAAAGAAGACGATAGAAGTTTAGATGAAAAAATTTATAAACTTCGTTATGTAATTCCAAAAGAACTTTCAAATGGTAGAGCTCCTAGCGAAGGATTTGTCATACAAGAATCAAGTTCTACTTCGGTTAGAGAAAACTCCGACTTCTCTTTAACATCACTGACAAGATCAGATTATGATTATGATCGTAATCCAAGATTTATTTCAACTTGCACATTTAATTCTGGAACTGCAACAGTCACTGTTAGAGCAGACTCCACTCACGATTTGAGAGTTGGTGATAAAATTATTGTCACAAACGCCCAGAGCACTACTAATACGTCTGGAACAAAGAATATTGGGTATAATGGAACATTTGCAGTTTCTGCAATTACTGATGATAAAACTTTCTCATACAGCTCCACCGACATATTCGGAGTAACTCATAATCCTGGAACATTTACAAGTAATACTAATACCAGAACAAAAGATCTTCCCAGATTCACTAGATCTGATGTAATTGACAATTTCTATGTTTACAGATCAGAAGTTGTTACACCATACATTTACAATGTTCAGGATGGTGTTTATTACTTATATGTCCTAAATTCTGGAACTGCAATTCCTGTTGAATTTACAGATTTTAAATGTTCACAAAGAGTATCTGATCTATATCCACAACAAGATAGAGATAATCACGAAGATAATCCACCAGCAGCGAAAAGCTTTACTAAAAGACATCCAAAGGGAGATGTTTCCACAAATGATTTAAAGAGAAGTATAACAAGAGAAACACTTGATAAATTTGTTGATACATTCTCTCACGGTAGAAAAATTACTGGTGTTTCAGATTCTGGAACTGCTGCAACACTGACATTTGATGGAGAGCATCAACTTGGTGGTATTAAAGCATACACCACACTCAATGGTGGATCTGGACATACAAATGGTACATATTATAATGTAAGATTATTTAATAGTAATGCTGCACCATCATCAGCAGTTTGGGATGGAGCCACTGCAAATGTAACAGTTAGTGGTGGTGCTGTTACTGCTGCAACTCTTGTTGAAGCAGGTTCGGGATATACTGATGGCGAACAACTTTATTTTGATAGTAGTGTAATTGGTGGAACACCTCAGGCAAATGTTGTAATTAATAGTGTCGGTATTTCAACAGCAGTTGATAATTATGTTCAAGTTACTGGTATTGGAACGACCGCTGGTGGATATTTTAGAATTACTTCTGCATCAAACAAGAGTGCAATTTCTATCGCAAAAACAGCAGGTGATCCATTAATTGTTGCAAATCAATATGCTCTTAATATTGGTCCAGCAATTACGATTAGACAAACCGAATACGATAGTACAATTGGTATTGCAACTTATCAATCACTCAGTTCTCCTCACGGACTGCTTGCTGGTAATGCACTTAGAATATTAGATAGTAGTAATAATAATCTAGGTGATTATATTGTCAATAACGTCAATAGTGTTAATGAATTCACAGTAAAAACACCAATTTCATTGGCAGACGCTAGATGGTCATTAAAACATGGTATGTCTGCAAATAGTGCAAGTGCAGATAATCTTGGAGAAAATCTTGGTGTAAGATCTCTTGCAATTTATGATAATGAACTTTTAATTCTTGGTGAAACAATTACAAGTGATGAAGAATTCATCGTAGATCTTCCAGGTGCTGGTATTGGAACTGCAGCAAGATTCCCACTAGGTTCTTATATTCAAATTGACAATGAAATTATGCGAGTTAAGAGTAATACTCTTACTGGTGCTGGTTCAAATGAACTTCAAGTAATTCGTGGTTCAATGGGAACTATTATTGAATCTCATAATAGTGGTGCATTAATTAAAAAAATTAGACTAACCCCAATCGAATTCCGCAGACCATCGATTGTTCGTGCCTCTGGTCACACATTCGAATACCTTGGATACGGTCCTGGTAACTATTCAACTGGTCTTCCACAAGTTCAAGTTAAAACTTTAAGCGAAAAAGAAGATTTCCTTGCACAAGCACAAGAAACATCGTGCGGATCTGTTCTTTACACTGGTATGAATAGTGATGGTGATTTCTACATTGGAAACACCAAATATTCAGCACAGTCCGGTGAGCAAACAACTTTTGACGTTCCTACACCAACAATTACTGGTGAAGATCCAAATCGTTTAAGTGTTGTATTTGATGAAGTTATCGTTAAAGAAAGAATTCTTGTAGAGGGTGGAAACTCTGGTCAGATTCTTTCACAATTTGACGGACCAGTCACATTTAATGGTGACGTGAGAATGAATCAACAACTTATTCTCAATGACAATTTAAGAGTTTCTGGGCACATTGAAGTAAAAAATGACACAGAATCTACGAGTTGTACAACTGGTGCTCTTACTGTTGCTGGTGGAGTTGGCATTTCAAAGAGATTAAATGTTTGCGGTGACGTTAAATTTAACTCTACAACAGAATCTACATCAATTACAACTGGATCGCTTGTTGTTAGTGGTGGTGTTGGCATAGGAAGTACTTTAAGTGTAGGCGCTGATATTTTCGTCAAAACTGACCGAAAAATTATATTAGGAGATTCACAGCAACTTCAAATTTATACTGATAATACAAACAGTTATATTACTGAATCTAGTTCAGGAGCACTACAAATAAACACCAGTGCTCTACAAATCAAAAACGCAGCAGGATCAGAAACATTACTTACTGCAACAGAAAATGATGCTGTTGCACTATACTATGATAATGTTTCTAGACTTCAAACATCTTCTTCTGGAATCACAGTTTCTGGTGATGCTTCGATTAGTGGATCTATCTCTGGATCTTCATTATCAATTTCAGGTTCAGCTACCGTAGGTCCTTTAACAGTTAATGGATCTATTCAAGCAACTGGTGACATAAGTGCATTTGTTTCTGATGATAGACTGAAAACCGATAGAGTTATAATTGCAAATGCTCTTGAAAAAGTATGTTCTTTAAATGGATTTACCTACAGATTCAATGATCTTGCTGGCCAGTTTGGGTTGAATACAGAAGAAACACACGTCGGTGTTTCTGCCCAAGAGGTTTATGAAGTTCTTCCAGAAGTAACAGGACCAGCTCCAATTAATTCTGAATATATTACTGTAAAATATGATAAGTTGGTTCCCCTACTTATTGAGGCAATTAAAGAACTTAAAAAAGAAATCGAAGAATTAAAATCTTCCAAATAATTAGGAGTAAATATCAAATGACTTTACAAGGCTCTGGCACAATAAGGTTTTCTGATATCACTAATGAATTTGGAACTCCCCCAAATAGAAATATTGGGGCTTATCGAGTTAGTGAATCATTTAGTGGACTTACAAATATGCCACTTGATGATGGAATTCCACAATCTGGTAGAATTAATTTTAGTGATTTTTATAATAAAAAACTTAATATGGTTGTCGATTGTTTTAGTAGTTCTGGTTCAATACCATCTCAGTTTCATTTCGACACGATGCAAGCACTTGAAACTGGTTTAAGAGATGTATGGTTTAGAGTTGATAATTCATCAACAACTCCAACAGTATATTTGGAGTCATTTGGATCTGGTGTTGCTACTGTTCCTATTAGAATTAGAATAAATGATGATCCATCATCTCAAGGATCTTCTTTTGGAAGTATAACATTTCAACAACATAATGCAAGTAACATCACTGTAAATTTTTCGAATGGTCTAGATACAACTATTAATGTTCAAATAAGTGATTCTCCACTAGTAGTTACTTTTTCAGGACTGATAGAAAATTTAAGATTTCTTGATATGGTAACTGAGAATAGTTTGGTAATATCTCCCCCACCAGGAGATAGTGCATTACCAAATCTTGCGAAAGGTTTGGCTTTAAGAGATAGAGGTGGTAGTGATGCCAAAACAAAAATAACAATTGGAACTGCATCTGCTGTAAGTGGAAACAATACCAGAGTTGCTGATCGACAATTGTATCCATATAAACCAGATCCTTATCGTTATCCAGCAAACGCAGAAGTATCAGATGCAAATTTTGTGTCCAGATATGCAGTTACTTATTATAATGTTTATGATACTTCGAATAATTATGCTGTAATTAATAATCCAACACCTGCTGGTGAATTTACCTGGACTTATGCAAGAGTAACATTCCCATCAAATACTTATTATAGAATTAAATGTGTAGTAGATGATAATGCAACCATTACTATTGGTAGTGTATTTACTTTTAATGCAGGATTTAATCCAATAGGTTCTCCTGGTATATTCAATGCTTACGACAATACAACTTTCATATCAGCAGGAACTTATGATATACGTGTCACATACCGTCAGGGTCCAAATGGTCCAATATCAGGGGGAAATTTATCCTATTTTGCATTAACAATTGATACGGCAACTAGCACTCCATCATTATCATCATCGGCAATAGATAAATGTGGATTAAAATCTAGATATAATAATCTAGCAAATTCAACTCGAGTTATTGGTGGATTTAAAGGAAAACCATCTTCAACTTCTGGAACAAAAGTATGGGCAGATGTTAATACAACAATTTACAATAGCACACAAAGAACAGGAACTACAACAGCAGCGTTTAGAACAGGAATATGGGATTCTGGTACAGAATTAATAGTTAATGTTGGTCCAAGTGGTCAAATATATGGATATGGTGGAATTGGGGGAAGAGGTGGTGGATCTTTTGGTCCAGCAATATCAGGAGAACCAGCAGGATGTGCATTTTCAGCACAAACATCTTGCACACTTCGAAATTATGGTCTGATTGTTCAAGGATATGGAGGAGGTGGTGGTGGAAATGGTGCTTCTTTCACTACACAAGTTTGTACATCAAGAACAGTTGGTACTGGTAGAAATCGAAGAACAGTAACTAGTTGTACAACATATGCAAACTACTCTACCGGTGGTGGAGGAGGTGGAGGTAGAGGATATCCTGCGGGAACTGGTGGTGCTGCTGGCGGAGGTGCATACGGTCCAAGTGGAACTACTGGAGGATCTGGTGGTGTTGGATCATTAAGTAGTGGAGGATCTGGTGGTGGAGGTGGAACCAATGCTAGCCCTGGTGGTAATGGAAGACCAGGATCTCCCGGAGCAAGTCCTAATGGTGCAGCAGGTGGTGAAAATGGAGCAGCAATTACAACAGCTCCTGGTGTTTCTGTTACTCTTCAAAACTATGGACAAATATTTGGAAGAACTCTTAGCGATATCAACACAATATTGTATTGATGTGTATAAGGATAAATAACTAGAAAATCCCATATAAGATGTCAAATATTAGAAAGCAGTTTAACTTTCGCAATGGACTACAAGTTGATGATGATAATTTAGTTATAAGTCCAGCTGGTTTGGTTGGTATTGGCACGACAATTCCAACAGAAACCTTAGACATTCGTGGGATTAGTCCAGCACAAGCGACTGTAAAAGTAGTTGGATTGGTAACTGCAAATCAAATTTATACTCCTACATTAACTGCTACTAATGTTTCAATTAATAGTTTATCTGTAAATAGTATTCTTGGTGCAGGTTTAAGTTTATCAAGCGGAATTGTAACCGCATCTTCTGTATCTGGAATCGTAACTTATTATGGTGATGGTGGAAAACTACTTAACCTACCAACTTCACAATGGTTGGATGTTGATGTTGGTTTAGGATTTACCAGCATATATGCTCAGGGATTTGTTGGTGTTGCAACAAATGATCCTAGATTTGCTTTCCAAGTTGGTGGAAATAACTTAGTATCATCGTTCGAAAATGGTGTAGGTATTAATAATTTGGGTGAAATTTATGCCACTGGCATAGTTACTGCTTCAAAATTTGTCGGAATTGGTTCAAATTTAACTCTCATTAATGCTGATAATATTTCTTCTGGTACTATTAGTACTGACAGAATTCCGCAATTACCAAACAGTAAATTACCTTTAAATATTAATTCATCTGGAATAATTACTGCTTCTGGTGGATTTATTGGTAATTTAACAGGAAACGTAACTGGTAATCTAGTTGGTATTGCCTCAACAGCAAGAGATTTAACTTCTGATGCTAGATTGAATATTAACAGTATTTCCTGTAACGTTTCAAATATTGGTGTATCAACAATAGGAACGAGACTAGATGTAATTGGATCTGTTGGCGTAGGAACTAGTGGTGCTTCTGGTTATCAAAGTGACATTCACGTTTCCAGAACAGGAATATCATCTATTCAAATTTCTTCCCAAAACTCAGAATCTTATATTACTTTAAGTAGAGGATTCAATCAAAATTTAAATGCTGCAGCATTTAAATATGGAAATCAAATTGGCATTTACCCATACAGCACGATTAACTCTCTTGATATTATAAACTATGATGCTGGAAATGTAAACAACTATATTCATCTCGGAGTATCAACTGGCATCTCGACAGGTGGATTTAATTGGATCTATGGAAAAGATTCAACAAATACATTAATGACTTTGACCTATACCGGAAATTTAGGTTTAGGTAATACAAATCCAACAGTTAAGTTAGATGTAGTTGGTGATGCTTCAATTAGTGGTACTTTAAACGCTAATGATAATGTTTCTGTTGGTTCAAGTTTAACTGTCAACAATTTATATGTAACTGGAACGGCATCAATTCCTGGGTTAACCACTTCTTCTGGTGGAACAACAATTACAGAGAACTTTAATTTAACCTCAGGTGTATCAACAGCATTTAATTTAGATGTCTCTGGTAGTAGATTATTCTTACCATTTAATTCTTCGATTGGTATTGGAACAACACAACCAACCTCAGACATTCAAATTGGAATTGGTGAGGGATCTGTTGTCATTAGTAGTGGTGGAATAGGAATTGGAACAACATCTATTCCTATTGGAATTGGATTAGATGCAAGGAATACAATAGGATTATTTGAATCTATTGGTCTTGGGACAGATTTCCCAGTAAGTTCTGTTGATTTCGCTCTTGCAGGAGTTGGTGTCAATACCGCAGGAAGATTCCTACGTCTTCCAACTATTACCAGTTCTGTTAGAACAACTATAAATTCTGAAAATGATGATGTAGATGTACAAGGTGGTATTGTTTTCAATTCTTCAACAAATACTTTTGAGGGATTTGTTGGAGCAGGAAGCAGTTGGGTCAATCTTGGTATTCAGACATCAAGAATAAATTCTGATGAAATTAAAGTTGGTACAGGTGTAACAGTAAATTCAGGAATTGTTACTGCAACAAATGGATTTAATAGTGGTATAGGAACTGCTGTCAAAATAACCACAGTTGGGAACAGAATTTTCTTCACTGTTCCAGGAGTTGGATCAACTTCCCTTGTTTTATATTAAATGACTTGACAGAACCCCTCAAATCACAGTAGAATCGCTTTGTTGCCGTTGAAGAGAAGGAATGAGATTCAGCTTAGCTATTGGTAATCCTCCATATGGTGTTGGTGGTAATCTTGCTATAAAGTTCTTGAATAAGACTGCTGAGATTACTGATGACATAAGGTTTGTATTACCAACTTCTGTACGCAAACCTTCTTCTTTGAATAAAATTAAAGGTCACCTTCATTGTGTTGTTGATGAAGATTTAGATCCTTCCACATTTCCTGGTGGGATTAGTGCTGTAAAACAGTACTGGGAAGTTAGAAATACGTCTAGATTTAGGGTTGGAGTCGGAGAAATTCCGATGATGCGTGAGCATTCTGACTTTGAGTTTCTTTCTTATGAGAGAAGATTTGAAGCAGATGTGTTTGTGGGTGAGTATGGTTGTGGACCCAGTGGTAGAGTTAAAACTGAGAACTTTACTCATTATGCAAAGGGACATCACTTTCTCAAAGTTCGTTCACCAGATGTAATACAAAATCTCGTTGAGTTTGCGCCTGTGTTTAGAGAGGTTGCAAATCAGTGCAATGGACGGTATCATTTTGGTAAGAACGATCTAATCTCGACGTATGTGAGGTGTCTAGAAGAGAAAAATGGCAAAGAATAAACATAATCTAGAAGTTGGATCTACGATTGAAAGATCCGATGAAAGAATTAAAGAAACACAAGAAGTTTTTACCCCACAAGAACTTGTCGAGAATATGATTGATGAAATTCCTTTGGAATTACTTCAAGATCCGAGCAGTACTTTCATCGATAACTCGGCAGGGTCTGGTAATTTTCTTCTAGGATTAAAGAATCGTTTGTGTCAATATCATAGTGAAGAATATGTTTTGAATCATATGCTTTATGCTGTTGAGATGATGGAAGATAATCATAAAGAGTTATGCACTAGACTTGGAGTATCTGTTGATCATCCACACTATGTTTGTGCCGATGCTCTGGAATATGATTACTCATTTGGAGAACTTATCGGTATTGAAAAGTTTTTCTAATCATTCGGGGGTTGACGGCAAGGGAGATCCATCGTATATTAAGCGGGTGGTTGAGGCACACTGCCAAAACCGAAATGGACAAATTGCCGAATCTTATGACTTTCACTGAATTTAACATCAATATTCCTTCTGACTATCAACCGCATCCGCAAGATGATGCTGTTCTGCGTCTTGTAGAAGAAATTCGTTCCTATCCTATTCCTGACCAATACGAAACTCTGGAATATGTGGAAACTCGTGCTATTAATGTAAATACCGTTCAAAAACCTGGTAAAGCAAACGTTGGTCGCTTTCGTGGTATCACCAAAACTTCTTATGAAACTGTTGACCGTTCGATGTCGAAGGGTTGGAAGTTTGGTAAGCGACCTGCCTGTATGCTTGAAGGTGAAGATTGGTTGCTGAATGGTAATCATCGTCTCCGTTGGTATAAGGAAAATGGTTATACCTGGATGCCTGTTGATATCTTCCGCCCCAAAGAAAATTATAGTGTTGGTGACGTAATCGATGAGATTGGTCTACTTCACCAACCCCAACCTGATGGAACTGCTGCTTGTTTCGAAGACTACAAAGCACGTGGTATTCTTTTCATTGAGCGAAAGAAAAATGAGGGTGTAGAAGTTACTTCCGAACTTGTGAGTGCTTGGGTAGAAAAGTTTGCTCCTAATGAGACCAAACTCTCCCGCAGCAATCTCAAAAAAGCAATCTTCAATAACACTGGAAAGAGCGCATTTCTTGCTTCTATTTCCCGAAATGAAGTTATTGATATGCTTATTTTAGACAAGGGTTTTGTAATTCGTGAATGTGATTTCAAACTTGAAGATGATGTAAAAGTTGTACATCGCCTTTATGAGGCAAGTCAAAAGGTTTTCCTCCGCGATTTCTTGCCTATCTTCTTTGATGCTGCTTCTAAGGGAATCAAGACTGTTGTCCACTTCTATGTGACTACCTCTAACGTAAAAGATGGTAATGATCTTCGCAAAGTTGTAGAAACACGCAAGCAAGAAGCATATCGTGTGATCTCTTCTCTTGAAACTTTTAACACTCACAATTCTTCTTTGCGCGATTATCTTGAATTTGGATACCGTGCTCCTCAGATTTGTGGGATGGATGGGGAAGAACTGGTTAAACTCTGATCCACTTTCATAACTGTCACAGGGGGGCTTTGGTTCCCCTGTTTTTTGCTGTATAATAACTGTATTGAAACGCAAGATGATGTTCCAACTTCGCCCTCACCAACAACGTGCTCTGGATGCCCTTGCCAAGTACCTGAAAGGGCAAGTGATTATCCCCACTGGCGGCGGCAAGACTAATGTTGCTATCTTTGATGCTATTCGTGAGTTTCTTAAGAATATTCCCCAGACTATCGTGGTCGTGGCACCGCGCATCCTCCTGGCAGAGCAATTGTCCAGTGAGTTCTTGGAGTTCATCACCAATGCTTCTGTGCTGCACGTTCACAGTGGTGAAACTCATCACCAGAGCACCACTCGCCCGAATGAGATTCGTAACTGGGTGGATCAGACTCGTGGTAACAAACTGATCTTCACCACCTACAACTCTCTGCAACGCCTGCAACAGGCAGACGTTCACGTCAATACCATTTACTTCGATGAAGCACACAACTCTGTCCAGCGCCATTTCTTCCCTGCCACCGAGCATTTCGCTTCTACTGCTGACCGCTGCTATTTCTTCACTGCTACTCCTAAGCATTCTGCTACTATTTCCAAACCTGGGATGAACGACGCTGCCGTTTATGGCAACGTGATCTGCAACGTACCTGCTCCTGAACTGGTAGAAGGTGGTTTCATTGTTCCTCCTAAGGTTGTTGTGCAGCAGTTTGAGATGCTCTCTAAGGATCAGATTGTTGCTGATGTTGACTGTGAGAACCTGATTGCTACCATCGATGCTCAGGAAGTGGAGAAGGTTCTGATTTGTGCAAAAGCAACCAAACAGATTCAGAATCTGGTTTCTCAAACTGATTTCTGCACTCAACTGGAAGATCGTGGTTTCTCTTGGATGTATATCACCAGCAAGACTGGCGCTATCATCGATGGGCAGAAGGTCAACCGTGAGGTGTTTTTTGATACTCTCAGTGCTTGGGGTAAGGATGACTCTAAGAAGTTTGTGGTTCTTCATCACAGCATTCTTTCTGAGGGAATCAATGTTTCTGGTCTGGAAGCAGTTCTCTTTATGCGTTCGATGGATTACATTGGCGTCTCCCAAACCATCGGTCGTGTGATTCGCCTCCACCAGAGCGACGCAGCGGCACTCAGGAGCGGCGCTATTGCCCCTGGAAACCTTTCCGAGTATACTAAGTCCTTTGGGTTGGTCTGCATCCCTGTGTACTCTTCTGTGGGCATCAGCACCGCTAAGAAGGTGCAAGCGGTGGTGGACACCGTGTTCAATCAAGGTCAACCTGCAATTTCGGTAGTGAAGCGATGAATCAATTATTTCAAGGAGATTGTATTGAGATTATGTCCACACTTCCTGAGGGTTGTGTGGATATGGTCTTTGCTGACCTCCCTTACGGAACCACTATGAACGAGTGGGATTGTTTGATTCCATTTGATCAACTGTGGGAACAGTATCATCGTGTCGTAAAGGAAAATGGTGCAATTGTTCTCACTGCACAACCACCTTTTGATAAGGTTCTTGCCTGTTCTAACTTGAAATATTTCAAATATGAGTGGATCTGGGAAAAGAACAAGGCAACTGGGCACCTGAATGCAAAGAAGATGCCTATGAAGGCACACGAAAATGTGCTGGTGTTTTATCGTAAGTTGCCAACATACAATCCCCAAATGACACATGGGCATAAACCCATGAATGCGGTGCTGCCGAAGGACCAGTTGCCCCCTCCCGACAGAAAACGCAATTATAACCATGTTGAGAGGCGCCTGGGCAATCCTGGTGGTTCAACGACAAGATATCCCCGTGATGTTCTGCAATTTCCTGTCATTAACAACGATGATCCGTTAAAGTTTCATCCAACACAGAAACCTGTGCCTCTAATTGAATACTTCATCAAGACATACAGCAATGAAGGTGACATTATCCTAGATAATTGTATGGGTTCTGGATCAACTATCATTGCCTGTAAGAATACTAATCGTCAATACATCGGAATTGAGAACGATTCAGAATATTTTGAAAAAGCACGGGAGTGGGTGGGTTCCTACGATAAAATCGATCCCTTTGTGACGGATGAAGAAGTGGCACAACCCATCATGAACCCTCTGCTTTCTGCATTAAAATAAACAGGTAATCAGGAGAAATCCAATGCGTTGCAAAGTTCAACTCTACGTTGCTGGTAAGGTCTTTGATGAGATCGTGGAAGCACGTGATTATCAGGATGCAAAAAGAACTGCACTCGCTCGTAATCCTAGTGCAAAAGTAATTGGAGTAACTGCGGTATTTGGATGACTGAAAAGTTTTTAAAACCTTTTATTCCCCGTCCTGGTGTTTTAGATCCTAAACCAGGAGATCCACAAGGATATGTAACCAAGGATGGAATGTGGGCAGCAGTTCCTTTTGGAAAAAAGTTTGCCATTATACATAATGGGCAGCAAGTTCATGTTGCTAACAACTATAAATCGGCAAGAACTTACATCTCAAAAGAGATTAAAGCAGCAAAAAATGTAACAAATACGTTAGAAAAGTTTCTATGAAACTCATACCAATTTTTCTACTTACTTTATTTCCAATACCAGCACAAGCAATC